ACTTGTTTGTGCCATCGAGAATCTCTACCCTCAACAGCGGCTTCTTTCCAATCTCCTTTGAGAATGGCTTCGTGCATTTTCTTAAACTTGCTTAGTCTGGTTCTACCCATATTAAACATCATATTAACCAGGATTTGTTGCACTTCGTCTGGTAAATCTTCAAATATCCCATCTTCGTATAAAGCATTACATTCTGAGATGGCGAGGTCAAGGTCACGCTCGAAGCAGTCCTTAACTCGTTCTTCATCAACTGGAGTTCCGACAGCAGCGCCGAATTCAGCATCGGATTCGAGTACCAAGTGGCCAACTCCGAAAGTAGGGTATCCCAGGTGATCGTGATAGATTTCATACACCACACCCTCGTCTATTTTTAATTGTTCAAAGACAGCTTCTCTGTCTAATTTTGTATCTCTAAAAAACATTTTGTTCCTCTCTATGTTAACGTTGTTATGTCAACAGTGGATGTACCTTGAAATTCTAAAAGGCTTGCCACTTTGTCTATCGCACTATTGGCAGAATTGATAACGTTATTATAATAATCATCGCCGCCTGCATATTCATATCCCCACAAACCAATATTAACTGCGGTGTCTGCTGTGGTTACTTTCGTTACTTCTGTATTTGCACGATCTTCAGCTGTTAAATTAGCAACCATAGGCTGTACCGAATATATTGAACTTCCTACTGATACATCATAAGTTTTAACATTAAGTGTTACTTTCTTAATGACATTATCAGAATCAAATTTAAGTACTTCTGCTAATTCAAGTACCTTATCATAACTAGGCATAGTTATTAACTAATCATTTCAAATTCAGCGGACTTGTTCATAAATGAAATTGCCCATCTGTCATCAGAATCAATAAAGCAATAATGGATTTTACCTTTATCAGGTCCATCTACTACTTCCCAAATCCAACATACAAATCCTGGTTTGATTTTCTTATCTTCTGATGAGATTGTTTGAAAGAAAGTTTTCATGCGATGTTGAGCATTCCAAAAACGACCATAACGGATTTCTTCCGTATTCCAAATTTCTTTGTACTTGGCTTGAACGTCTTTGTAATCTCTTCCGATTACATGTCTCTTTTCTGCCTTTTTACCAAAAGGAACAATTCCCATTCCGAGAACCTTTACTTTTCCGTCATAAACAGGCAATCCTGAAATACCATAGTTCTTTGCACTACGGCCTTTCCACATAGGTGTTACAGTTGTTCCAACTTTTAGTTTGGCAACGGTAACTTTACCTTCGTCTAATTGTTCTTGTTCCCATGCATTAAATGATTTCATATCTTTTCCTTTAATTAACCAGCAGCTGATCCCATTTGTTGTTTTGCTGCAGCACGCTCTTTATCGCGTTCTTGTTTACGTTTCTCACGCTCTTTTTCGACTTCGTCTTGAGCTTTTTGTCTTTCAGCCTCCGAAGCGTGCTTTAGTTTAATTCTTTCTTTTTCTTTGTCTTGACGATCTTTCATCAAGTCAAGTTCAGATGCTTGTCTTGCTTTTAATTGAGCTTGAGCAACAGCATCTTCTTTAACATTAACCGTACCCATAATATCTCGAATACGCTTCTTGTGTTTCTTTTGATTCTTTTTAGAAACTCCTGGTTCTCCATCAGGACCTACTCCTAAGCCGGCAATATTTCCACCGCCGACATTATTCGTAGGTTCTTCTTCGATTTCTCGTTTTGCTGCTTCAGCAATTAAAGAACCATTTTCTTCAACGAATCGTTCCAAAGATTTTTCTATATCTTCTTCAACTGATTCTTCTGTTAAATAGTTTGTGGCTTCAACTCTTTGTTGCTCACGTATCAACCATAAAGCTGATGCATATGATGCTAACTTAGTTTGACCGCCAGGAAGTTTAGCAAGTAGTTTCTTCAGATTAAGAATCATTTGGTCAAAGTTACCAAACGCCGCTTTCTGCGCATTCTTCGAGAAGTCCTTACGTTTGATTAGGATATTACCCTTATCATCAATAATCCCTTCTTTATATGCAGCCCACTTATTAAAGGGTGTCACCAACCTTTTGATAAATGAGTATACTAAGAATAAATCTACTACCATTTAAATTTCCCTCAACCTTTGTATTATAAACTCATCACCAGTTATTGACTCTGAGCTTATTCCAATTTCATCATATACTAATACTTCTGGCATAAAATTCAAATACTCTACGAATGGTTTTAAATATTCGTGATATTCATGCAACCGCATAAATAACATATTTGTTGCCGCCTGTCCAAACACATTGAATATTACAATGAGATGGTTCAGAATTAACCTTTCTTTTAATTCGTCATCTTGTCTATAACGACTCAGAAGTTTACGGAGATATTGAAATCTCTTTATATCTTCTTCGAACTCTGACAACTCAGTACACTGAGGATTGTCATAGTGTTTCATCGCGTAAAGCAGAAAGGTTGATTCTGTCAAATTCATAACAATAAAAGGCTAACTATTTAAAGTTAAGCGTCAGCTACAACTGTATCATCACCTGTACCGTCTACACCTAAGTCACCAGCATTAGCTGCTGATACTTTCATCGGAACTAAGCATTCCGCGAAGTGACGGCCATTGGCTGTATGATATAACCACCAACCTGGTCCTTTAAGACCTTTAGCTCTGTTAGCTGCGACGCCTGCTTCTGTTAAGTCAACAAAGACTGCATTGTCTTCGTCGTTTGACTTATTAGTATTGCCTGCGGCAGTTTCGAGCCACTTTGGTACGCTAGCTGCAGCGTCTGTTTTTCCCCATAGTGCCATTGTTATTCTCCTAATTTATTATTTTAAAACTTTATAAAGTTCATCAACTAATTCGGCTTTCTTTTTTCTTTTGTCAAGTTCAATACCTGCTTTACGACCTTCTGTCTCAAGGTCAGCTTTTGTTAGTTTACCTAACGCAGCTTTAGTAACCTTAGGACCTTTAGCAACAGCAGCCTTCTTTGGCTCCTTTACTGGGTCTACTTTAGCAGGAGTTTCATCTTTACAAAATAAGCCTTTAATCCAATCAATCAAAAACATAATTTACTCCTATTATATAATAGAATTAACTACCGCAATTACTGGCAGCTAATTTCTTTTTCTTTGGCTCAAGAGTATCTGAAGCTTCAGTATCCTCGGCCTTTTCGTTGTCTCCTTTCCAGTTCTTGTCTACGTAATCAAAGAATTCTTTTTTCTTCTCATCGCTTTCAAGTTCTGCTGGACTTTCGACTCCAAACTTTTTTAATGCTTTTTTGAAGAATTCTTGATATTCAGAATCTTCTTCGTTTTGTAAACGAGCCATAATCTTTTCTTCGATTTTGCTCTCGATAATTTCTTTCCAACTAGGCATTTTATTTTCCTCTGTGTATTGTTCTGGTAATGACTTTAAAAATTTCATTATATCTCTATTACTACCAAAGACACTCAATTCCATTCCTGTTGATGTCTTTTTAGTAAACGGATTAAGCTTTGCACTCTTGGCAAGCTTTAAAGCGTTTTTATAGCTCTTATCGTCCATATCAACTAATTTAAAACTTCCGTCAGCCATTCCTTATTCCTATTATTATATGTTCTATGTTTATTTATAACAGTTTCGTTATCCGAATCTGTAAATTATCAATGCCTTTAATCAAACGATGGTATTCACCTTCTTCGATCTTAAATCTTATTCCTGGTTCTAATAACAATGGTAAACAATTTTCTGGTTGAAATTGCCAACCATTTCCTGATATAACTTCAACCATGCGGTCTTCTTTATCTCTGTGCCAAACAAACTCTGCCTGATCTTCATTAATATCAAATGTACGAATATCACCAATATCCGTATATGGCTTACCAGAAATAACTACCACCTCCCTTGAGACCAAGTTCCTTTGCATACTTAGGTAATCGACAGGCCCAGTATCCTGCAGACATTTTATCTGTTTTAGTATCGCAATTGTGTCTGCTTGCGAAATTCTTAGCTGCGTCTCTATCATTGATTTTAGCAGTAAGCCCACCTTTCTCATCACCGAACTCAATCTTTTTGATATTACCTGTGTCAGGGTTTCTAACATAGACAACATACTTCTTATCTCCACTCGAACGTTTAGGTGTATTTAATTCTGGTTCTTCTTCCAATTCAATCATAGGGCTTTCTAAAGGAACAGTAACTCCTTCATATAATCCAAAGCCTTCATGTTTCCACTCTGTAAATTTTTTCATTAGTGATCCGATTTGTCGTTTCTATCTGTTTTATTTGATAATATAAATCGTCTGTTTGGATTGACTGCAATTTTGAACTTAGTCATTAACTTTCTATTCACTAACATTTCTGATGCAGTATCTTTTAATGACAACGCGATTTCAGCAATATGTTTCTTGTTATTGAAAAAGATCTCATGTTCAACTACAGGTCTTGTATCAAATGGTTTTTGACCACGAGTTGGTTTTGAGACATATATTACTTCACTCTCAAACTTATAACCGTTCTTTTCCCAAAATACCTTTTTACCTTTTGTTTCCATTTTATCAACATGGAGCATACTTGCCTTTGCACTGTTACCAGAATCAAACTTTGCACGTACAGGATTCTTTTCCATACCTTTAAATATAATCGTTTCAATATAACCTGCTTCTTGTCTAAA